GACGCCTGTGCCGCGCCAAAGAACGCGTCCACCTCGGCCTCTGCTGCCGCCGTCCGGTCTGTTGTTCCCGCCACACCGGGGGCAAGCGACGTGGTGATCCGGCCCCGCCAAGGCAGCTCGGGCTGACCGGGCGCGCCGGTATAGGGATCAACCAGCGTGTTTCCGGCCTGCTGCTCCATCAGGATGAATGGATAGAACAGCGTCGCCTGCCCTTCGTCGCGCAGCTTCTGGATCGCTTGGATGACGGATTGGTCCGTGGGCGTGCCACCGTAGAGAGGGCGGTCATCTTCCTTGATGACCTCTTCGGCCTGCGCCCGCGTGATCCCGCCCGACCGCCAAGGCATGCCTGCGCTGTCTTCGTCCTTTTGCTCGACCTTGGGCTTCAACTGGCAGGACCCGCAGCGCAGGTCGTCACCAAACCAGGACACGATAAGCGAGGTCGACACACAGTTGGGAAGCTCTTTGCCAAGCTGGTCGACCGAGGTCGTGAAGTCGGGCTTGGTCGACAGCGAGTTGATATTGACCACCTTGCTCCGCCCCGGTCCGCGCACGTAGTAAACCGGCGATGTCGCCAGAGAATACTCTCCAGTTCCTGGCATCATGGCGACAGCGCGCACGGCCTCGGAAATCGACTTCTCGCTTTGCAGATCGCCGGCCCGCAGCACCTCGAACGAGAACTGAGGGACCCGGTTGCCAAACTGACCCAGGTCCAGGTCTTCAAGCACGACATAGGCGGTCCCGCGAAAGGCCGGAACGGTGCCCGCGCCTTCGGTCGCCTCAATCTTGGGGTCGGGCAGCTGCGCGTCATCGCCGGGGTAGATCCGGTAGTTCAGCGCCCCAAGCGGAAGCTCTCGCCCATCCGCCCAGATCCGCCCGATGCCCACGATTGGGCCTTCGCAGATCCCGATGGCAAGGCTGACGGTGTAGCTGTAGGTCGTGGTTTGCGGGGCCGAGGGGCGCGTGCCCTTGCCGCTGCCACCGGTCGTGTTCTTGCGTTCGCGAAACTGGGTGGCCCAGATCACCTGCCCACCCACACGCATCCGCCCGTAAATCTGGCTGAGCGATGATCCCTCGGACGCGCCCGTCAGGCGAAAGCTGTCAACCTGTCCGACCTCGACCGCCTCGGACCCCTGCCCCATAAGGCGCTGGTCGATCGCCCGGCCCAGGGTGGCGCCCACCGCACGGCCAATGGTGGCCGAGGCCAGCGTGCCGATCCCGCCCCCGATGGCAGAGCCCGCAGCATAGCCTGCGGCAGAAAGAACAACGGTCGCCATGGCGCCCTCCCCTGATGTGGTCTGATGGTCCTAGGTCTCTGGAAATCTGAAACGCGCCACGATGCGGGCGCGCCACGGACGGCTGAGCGGGCTTTCGACAACCCCGTGGCCGGAATAGGCGTGGATAAAGGCCGGACGCGCACCGGTGGCTGATTGCAGGCCAAGGTGTTTGGCCACACCCGCCTCGCGCATCCGGAACAGCAGGACATCACCTTCCGCCTCACCGGTTGCCGGGATCAGATGGGCGCGTGCGGCACGCCACAGAACTTCGTCGCCCTGCGGCTCGGCCCAATCCTCGGTATAGGCAGGCGCCTTTGGCAACGGTGCCCCGTGCAGCTCGGCCCAGATGCCCCGGATCAGCCCGAGGCAATCCGAGCCTGCACCCTTGGCCGCGGCCTGATGCACGTAAGGCGTGCCGATCCAGCTGCGTGCTATCTCGACCACGCGGCTCATTTGAAGAGGCTCCCGCCGGTGTTCACACCGCCCTTCTGGGGAACCGCGATGAGCCAGTCCTCGCCCGGGATGAACGGGAAGGCGCGCGAATTCAGCACATCCCCATCCGCGTTTCCACCAAGGATCGAGGTGTTCTGGCGATAATAGCTGCGCCCCTGCGGCTGGTTCAGGATATCCGTCAGCCCGCGCAATTCGGCCTGAAAGGCCCCGTCGCCGCGGGTGATCTCGCCAATTTGCGCCGCAAACAGCAGCCGCCGCTGGGTGACGTCCTGCCAGTTGACCTGCCAGCATTCCACGCGGGCCCCATTGTAAAGCCCTGCCTCTATGTCGGCCTCGGTCACCGCGTCATCGCTGAACGCGCCCAGCGCCTCGGAGTTGTCGACCGAAAGCCCCGAGGTCTGCTGCACCGCAGCCGCCGTCAGACCTCCGTTTGCTCTGAACTCGACACCGTCAAAGGTGAGGCGCCCATCATGATCCGTGAAGCCGAGCGTCTGGCCATCCGTGCGCAGAACTTTCCACGCGCGGCACACGGTCGTGACACCGGTGCGCAGATGCTCGATCAATGTATCGGTTTGCGAGGTCGGCATCAGACGCGCACCTCCACCACCGGGATCGACGGCACCTGACCGGCAGCAAAGGCGTCCGCCGTCGCTGTCAGCGTGTCTGTGTCAAACCGCACCGGTACGTCAAACTCGAAGCCAGCGGTGATTTGAACACCAGCGGCTGGGGCCGTGGCAAAGGTCACGATGCCTGTTTCCGCATCAAGGCTGAACGCCGTCCCTTCGGCTTGCGGCGCCCCATCAAGTGCGACGACCACGGTGCCAGCGACCGGTTTGGCAATCGGGCGGACATAGTCAAAGCCCCCCGAGGAATAGGTCTTCGTCAGTTGGAACGCCGTCTCTGCCCCGTCACCGGTGCCAAGGATCTGGTCGTCGTCGGTGATCGGCTCGCTTGGGCGAGACGAGCGGTAGTCGGCCCAATCCTTCCAACGAAACCCGTAAAGCTGCCCGCGCCGAGCCTCAAAGAACGCCAGCGCCGTTTCGACGTCATCCAGTGCCCGAAGGCCAAGACCTGCGTCATAGCGGCGGCGCGAATGCTCCCAAGGGCTGTTGCGTTCTTCAAACCCGTTGGCCAGCGTCACGATCTCGGTCCGCCGTTCGGGCCCACCTGCCGCCCCAAAGCTGAGGGATGCGGGAAATCTAACCTCGTGAAATGTCATCTGATGCCTCCTCAGCTATTGCGATTGCCGCGGGCCAGTGCACGGCTGACCTGCGCGGCCACCTGGCCCTGGCTCCGGCGGAAGCTTTGCGCATCCGGGGTCGAGATGTTCATGGTGATGTTGACGCCACCCGCGCCACCGCCACCCTGGGCGCGCACGCCCAACCGACCATCGGGGCCACGGGTCAGGGGCATGATCGCTTCTGGCCCCGCCTCGCCCATCACACCCGTGCCGCCGCGCATGGGAAAGGCCACGGGGCTGTCAAAAACCCCACCCTTGGCAAAGGGCATCACCCGGCCCTGGGCAAAGGCCCCGCCGTTGGCAAAGGGTGTGGCCCCGCCAAACAACCCGCCCACAAGTCCACCGATGGCATCACCCACCTGGTTCGTCACCGGGCGCAACGCGGCATTGTAGGTACTGTCGATCAGCGATTGCGCCACGCCCCGGATCGCATCCGAGAACTTCACGCCTTCCAGCAACATGTCATCGACCGCGCCCTTCACCGAGGATCCCATCGACGACTGAAGTCGGCTGACCATCCGTTCGGTGTCAGCCGTCTCTTTCTTGGCCCGCGCCATCGCCATGGCGGTACGCTCCAATTCGGACCGGAAGGTGGCCGAGATGTCGCCCGCCTCGCTCATCGTGTCGAGCACGGCGTCCATCTCGCTCAGAAAATCACGCACATCCGTCATCTGCGTTGTCCTTTTCGTGTCTTGGCGCCGTGTCACCCGGACGCCTGTCCGGGAACGCCGCCTGCAATTCCATCAACCGGTTCCGCGTCAGTGGGCGCGTGCCAGAGCCTTCGCCCACCATCAGCATCAGTTCCGCCGGCGTCAGCGCCCAAAAGGCCGCCGGTGTCATGCCCCGCTGGCGGACGGCAAAGCGCAGCATTGCCGCCCAGTCGAGCTGGGCCATCACCCCTCTCCCGGCAGGGAAAAGGCCAGTGCCAGCGCGCGCGCTGCGACCTTGGCCGCCGCTGCCGGGCCGCCTTCGATATCAACCGCAATCAGGTCCTGTGCCGTCCCCTCCCAGCCACCACCCCGCAGGGCAGCAACCAAAAGCGCCAGCACATCGCCCGAAGACACCGATCCCCCCTCAAAGCGTTCGACAAGCGCCATCAGGCTGTCGTCGCCCAGATGCGCCTCTAGCTCGGCCAGGGCCCCAAGGGTCAGCTTGGCCACATGGGGCACGCCGTCGAGCGTGATCGACACCTCGCCTGCCCAGGGGTTGGTGTGGGCAGCTTTGGGCATCACAGGGGTCGGCTTGGTCGGCATCAGAGCGTCGTGAAGGTCAGCTGACCTGCGGAAGCGAGCGAAATCTCATATGTCGCCTCGCCGTTGTAGCTGCCCGCATATTCGATGCTGGACACCTGGAACGCACCTTCAACAGTACCGAAGTCCGGGATCACAACCTGAAAGTCAGGCGTCGTGCCGTCGAAAAAGATCGCGCGGACCCGTTCATCGGTGCCTGCGTCCTTAAAGACGCCCGAGCCTGAGATCGCACAGGTCTTGATACCCGCGCCACCCAACACTTCGCGCCAGCCGCCTGCGCTTTCAAGCGAGGTGACATCGACCGTCTCGGCGTTGAAGCTGACACGCGTCGCGCGCAAGCCTGCCACGGTCTCAAAGAGCCCCGCGCCATCCATATCCACTTTGACCAACAGGTCTTTTCCGTTCTGAGCAGCCATGGCTGATCCTCCATAGGTTAGGGAGTGTCTTGGACCAGACCTTCAAAGGTCAGATCCAACCGCCGCACGTCCGGGTCCCCGGTCCGCTTGGCTGATGATTTCGTGTACCAGGGGCCGACCATGGCCCCCTCGGTCAGCGACAAGGGCGCGGACAACAGCGCGTCCACGATGGCCTGACCTGCCTGTTTCGCGGTCTGATAGCCGCCCGAGCGGCTGACAACGGACACAAGGAACGTCACCCGCGCCGCAGCCCCGGTGCTGTCGGACGCATCGCGCACATCCTCGTCACCCAGCGTGACGTAGATCGACGGCAGTGTGCCCGTGGGCAGAACGTCGTAGATGTCGCTGCCGACAATCGCGCTGAGTGCCGCGTCCGCAGACAGGCGCTGATAGATCGCGGTCTGAAGCGCGTCTGACCCTGTGTAGCTCATGGCCTGGCCTCCTTTTTTGCGCGGCTCACGCCACGACCTCTTCTTTGGCGAAACAGGTCAGGAACCGACCTGCGACGTCTGTTTCGGCAATGGCCTTGATGACAAAGACACGGTTGCCATCCCGGAACCGCTGTTCGGGTTTGGGGCGGCTTGGCGCGCCATCGGGCGCAGCACGGACCGTGATCCGGACGGACACTTCAGCCAGCCGCGCATCTTCTTCCGAAGTTTGCCGACCGGACGAGGCTTTGACCTGCGCCCAAAGTGTTCCCAGCGTCTCCCACGCCTCCTGGTAGCCACCCGCGCCATCGGGCGTACGCACCAGATCCTCAAGCGTCAGCTTTCTGTTCAGCATGACCCGCACCATCAGACACGGGCTCCGGCCACGGTGCGCAGCGTCTTGTAGCGCTCGATCAGGACCGAGACGCCGTAGGGCATCATGTCCTCGGACGCTCCGGTCACTGCGCGGTTTTCATAGTAGTGCGCCGCCAGCATCAGGACCGACTGCGCAAGGTCGGCAGGCAAATCGCCAAAGTCGGTCGCAAAGCCCGCATCAAACAGGATCTCGGCCACCGCACCTTTGCCAATCACCGGCAACAGACCGTGGGCGACAAGGCGAGGACGGGATTGGTCAACCTCAAGGAAATAGCTGTTTGGGTCGATCACCGTACGAATGTTGTTGCGGTCGACAATGGCCAGCTCGGTCACCGCGCTGACAGGCGCCACCGGCAAAGGCTGGGCGCAAGGATCGCGCCAGACGCTTAGCGTCCAGGAAAAGCTGCGGGTCAGCAGGACCTTGCCCGTGCGCGCCTCGATCGCCGCAAGGGCCGCTCGCAGAAAGCTTTCCAGCACCGCGTCCTGGACCGTGCCATCCGCAAACCCTGTGCCCAAAAGCAGATGATCTTTCAGTGCATCTACCGGCAGGTTGGCCGTGGGCACTTGGGTCTCTTCAACTAACATCATGGATCATCTCCGGAAATTCTGTGCCTCTTCGGGCCTAAAAGTGGGAGAGCGCGCACCGGTGCCCTGCGTTGCTCGGACGGAGGGGAGCAGCTAGACAACGTCGGACGCCGTTCTAAGGGTGCGCACCCTCCCGAAGCGGGGACCCGTGGCCCCCGCCCCATTCGCCAAACCTCGATCAGGAGGATGCGAATTTCAGGAGCTTGATCGCGGCAAAGTCGCTCACGTCGCCGCCCACGCGCTTGGTGGCGTAGAACAGAACGTGCGGCTTGGCCGAGAACGGGTCACGCAGGACGCGCAGATCAGGGCGTTCAGCGACGGTGTAACCCACGGTGAAATCACCAAAGGCAATCGCGTCCGCGCCAGATGCGATGTCAGGCATGTCCTCTGCGATCAGCACTGGATAGCCCAAAAGCTGTGCTGGTTGACCTGCCTGCAAGTTGTCGGTCCAGAGGAACCGGCCATCTGCATCCTTGAGCTTGCGGATGATGCCCGCTGTCTTGGAGTTCATGACAAACGTGCCGTTTGCGCGGTAATCAGCGCCCAGCGAATAGACCAGCTCAACCAGGCTGTCGCTGTCGCCAATCGCGCCATCAACGCCCGTGGCAACATAACCGATCGATCCCCAGGCCCAGCTGTCGTTGGCAACCTGTGGTTTGGTCAGAAAGCCCACGGGCTTGTCGACGCCGTCGCCGTTGACAAAGGCCGCAGCCTCGGCACGGGCAAACTTGTCTGCGATACGACCGGCAAGCCAGCCTTCGATGTCAAAAGCCGCGTCATCCAGCAGACGCTGCGAAGCCTTTGGCAGGGCCGACAGCTCGTGCAGAGCAATCGAGATACGGTCGATCTGTGGCGTGTCGGTCTCGGTCACGGAACCGGTCTCGGTCGCCCAGCCGGACCCCATTTCGCCATGGTCAACCAGCACGTCATAGGACGTTGCTTCAACGGTCACGACATTGGCAATTGCACGGATCGAAGCCGTCGCTTGCAGAACCGAACGGACCGTGTCCGATGTCTGTGGATCGACAAGGTAGCCACCTTCAGCCGCAACAGCGGTGTTAAAGGCTTTGCCTTCCAGTTCAAGGCCGCGCAGGCCATCATCGTCGCCCGAACGTAGGTAGGCGTTGAATGCCTTCTGATGGGGGGCGTCAAGGTCGACAGCCGCAGCCAAAGCCGGACGGCCAAAGGATTGAGATTTACGATCAAGCATGGTCAAACGCTCTTCCTGTTGTTGAAGCTTTGAATTGATATCACTGGTGAAAGTATTGAAGTCGCTCAGAAAACCCGCCAGCGCGGTTTTGACTTCCGCCACCGGTGTGTCACCACCGGTCTGAGCCTTCGTCTCAGGGTTGGTCATCATTTCATCCCTTATGAGAGGATTGGTGAAGGCTGGCCGCGTCGTGCTGCGCCAGCAGGGTTCGGGCGTCCTCAAAGGCCGCCGCTAGATCGCGCAGATCATTGGGCTCCAGGGTGTCCCCCTTCGCGCCGATCCGCGCCTCTGGCAGCATCGGGAATGTGACAAGCGACACCTCCCAAAGCTCCAGCTC